ACTTCTGCGTTCCTGTTGCGTCTGCGGACGCGGCGCTTTCCTTGTCCGCGTCCCATTTGTCCCGGAACCAGCCGCCGATATCGGAAAACTTTTCGCTGATGCTGTCGCGCCATTCCGTGAATTTTTCCTTGAGGGCGGCAACGCCGTCTTTGCACCAGCCAGCGAATTTTTCAAAGCTCTCTTTGCATTTGTCCCACAGGCCGAGCCAGAAATCGCGGAACCCTTCGCAGTTGTTCCACAGCAGCACAAACGCCGCGACCAGCGCGCCAACCACCGCGACGACTGCGGTAATCGGGTTTGCCAGCATCGCCGCCCAAAGCGCCTGCAAGCCGCCGGTCAGCGCGGCGACCGCTTTTCCCGCAAGCGCCCCCATCGTGGTAAACGCCCCGCCGATGCTGCTGACAACGCCCTGGATGTTCGCGCCGTCCCGCCCGATCAGGCTGCCCAGGCTGCCGAACGCCCGCCCGATGTCCCCGGCCGCCTTTGTGACCTTCAGCACCTCGGTCGTGACCGCGCCCACAACGACCGCAACCGCCGGGAGATTGCCGGACATCCCCGCAATCAACTTTGCGACAATTTCCGCGCCCGCTTCCACAATGCGCGGCAGGTTGTCCAGAATGCCGCTGGCCAGCGCGTCGAGCAGCGCAAGCGCGCCCTCGATGATCCCGTCGGCGTTGTCTCGCAGGCTGTCGACCAGATGCGCAATCGTTTCGGACGCGATGTGCGCGATTTGTTCCTTGTTTTCGGCAATCCCGCGCCCGATTGCGCCTAAAATTTCAATCCCGACCGTGAACAGCGCTTCGTGGTATTGCAGAAACGCCTCCGCGATCAGCGGGACAAACTCGCCGATATAGGTCGAGATCATTTCCCCGGCCGAAAGGAAGCCCTGGAACAGCGACTGCACGATCTGTCTCCCGAAATCAACCAGCTCGGAAACGTGCGTGCCCAGCCAGCTGTCAAGCCCGCTTACCAGCATCCCGAATATCTGGTTCGCCGAGTCTGTGATTTTGTCACGTGCATTCAAAATGCCGTCCGCCATCGACTGCATCAGCCGCATACTGACCTCGGCGAATTGCGGGGCCTGTTCCGCGAGAAAGGCCGCAGCCTGCGTCACAACGCCGGTGAGCGCGTCGAAAAAGCCCTCCGTGCCGCCGCCCTGGAAGCCTTCCAGAAGGCTTGACATGGCCTGTTGCCCGAACTGGGCGAACGCGCGCAGGGTCGGTGTGAGCGCGTCGGAAACGGCGATTTGCAGCGATTCAAACGCGCTGCCGAGCAGCGTCAGGTCGCCCTGCAAATTGTCGATCATGGTGGCCGACATTTCCTCCGCCGCGCCGTTACAGCCGTAAATCGCGGCGGTCAGCTTTTCCACGTCCGACGGGGCCGCTTCGGCAATCGCCAGCAGCCCGCTCATCGCTTCCTGTCCAGCAAGCATCGCGGCATAGGAAGCCTTTTCCGATTCGGTCAGCCCGGAAAAGCCGGCGCGCATGTCCCCGATGATCTCGTTTAGGGGCTTCATCTGCCCGGAGCTGTCTGTGACCGAAATGCCGAGCGCGTCCATTGCGGCCGCCGATTCTTTTGTCGGCTTTGCCATGCGGGTGATGATCGCGCGCAGCGCGGTACCGGCCTGGGTCGCCTTGATGCCGCTGTTCGCCATCAGCCCGATCGCAACGGCGGTGTCCTCCGCCGAATACCCCATCGCCCCGGCGATCGGCGCGACATAGCGGAAGGTGTCGCCCATCATGCCAACGTTGGTGTTGGCGTTTGTGGACGCGGCAGCGAGCACGTCGGCAAAGCGCCCGCTGTCCGCCGCCGTCAGGCCAAACGCTGTCAGCGCGTCGGTCACGATATCCGAGGTCGTGGCGAGATCCTCCCCCGACGCGGCGGCCAGGTGCATGACGCCCCCGATGCCGTCGATCATGTCCCCGGCCTTCCAGCCCGCCATGCCCATGTAGGTCATGGCCTCGGCGGCTTCCGACGCGGAAAACTTGGTTTTCGCGCCCATTTCAAGCGCCTTTGCCCGCAGCGCGTCAAAATCCTTGCCCGCAGCGCCCGAAATGGCGGAAACCTTCGACATGGACGCGTCAAACGACATGCCCGCGTTCACCGCCGCCGCGCCGAACCCGCCGACCGCGAGCGATGCAGCGGAAAAGCCCTTCAACCCGTTCCGGATCGCGCTCCCGGCCTTTCTCCCGACGCTTTCCACCGCCTGGAACCCCTGCACCGCCGGTTTCAGCGCGTCCGCGACGCCGGAAAACGCGCCGTTCACGTCCTTTGACACGCCGGACAGGCCAGCGGTGAAGCTTTGCGCCTTCGCCTTCGCCGCGTCCAGCCCGCGCTCGAATTCGCCCAGGTTCAGGCGGATTGTCGCCACAAGGTCAAATACATCCATCAGCCGCCACCTCCCCGGAACACCGCGCCTACCCGCTCGATAATCTCCTCCGGCGTGCGCGTCTCCGCCGGTTCCGGCTGCGGGCGCACAAGTTCCCAGTACCGCGCCCCGCCGCCGCACAGCGCGCGCAGCGCGTCGGTGACATATACCCGGTAGGCCAGCCGCTCACCGTCGCGCTGGATGGCGTGCGGCAGCGCCGCCAGCAGCCCGCGCACGCTCAGCCGGGGGAGGGCGCACAGGGCGCAGAGGGTGCGCCCGTCCCCCGCTGCGTGAACGATCTGAAAAAACACAGAAGCTCCTCGTCGGCAAGCGCTTCCCGCGCCTGCCGGAAGGTTTCGGTAAACCGCTGCGCGGCGATTTCCTCCCGCGTGCGCCCGTTGAGCACCGACAGGATGCCGTACACGTCCTCCCGGTGCCTCTCCAGCAGTAGCGGCAGCAGCTCGGCGGCGCGGTCGGCCAGCAGCAGATAGGCACCGTACCGGCTGGTTTCCCCGTCGGTATGGATCACCTTCCCGGCGGCTTCCACCACCTTTTTGTCCGACGTAATGCTGTAAATATGCGGCGTGAGCGCGCACAGCGCGTCCAGCGCGCCGTCTGTGGTCAGTTCCGAAAGCTTCATTTATGCGCCCTCCCCGTTTTCCTCTGGTCCCTGCCCGCCGCCGCTGTCCGGCTCCGGGTCCAGGCTGTAAAACTCCATCGGCATCACGTCCTGCTCTTTGATGGACACGTGTCCGGTAAATTCCAGCGCCGACTGGCCTTTGGCGTTTTTGCCGGTCTGGAGCGAAAAGCCGCCGGTCGACAGCGCGTTCTTCAGCCGGATGACCGCGCCGCCGCCGTCCGCGCGATCGCCCGCCCAATAGAGGTCGGCAAAGTCGGACTGCTTCAGCGTGCGGCGGGGCACGACCCTGTTTTGGACGATGTCTGCCGCGCCCAGCGCAAGCCGGATGGATTCCAACGACGCACCAAGGCCGGTTGCCGCGATTTTGCATTCCCAGCCGTCGAGGTGCTTGAACTCCATCAGATTGTTCGGCGCATTGTCCACATCCTCGGCGAAATCGCTGTATTCCGCCACGCACGACGCGTTCACGCCGCCGGTTGTCGCGCAGATGATATCCTCGTTTTTGAACGTGCCGTTTTCAAGATCGAAATTTTTCAGCAGCACGCCCGCGTCCAGCTGCAATGCTTCAAAGGCATTCTGCGGGATTTGCGTAAATCTGCCCATTTATGACACTTCCTTTCGTTTGTTTTCAGGTATTTGAAACCCAATGAATGGTAAAATTGCTGCGGCGGCGTTTGATTTTGTCGCTGGCCTCGTCCCGCAGCCCCTGCCAGGCGCCGCAGTACACCACCGCGCCGCCGCCGTCATAACGGACGGGCTCGCCGCGCCGGCAGCGGTCGGAAATCTCCTGCGCCTTGGCGTTGATTGGTAAATCGCCCTCGCTGTAAAAGTACAGCTCCACCGCCGGAAATGTGACGTCCCCCAAGGCCCCCATCGTGAATTCGTAGACCAGGTACGGCAGTACCGCGTCGTCCGGTACGTCTGCGGCGGGGTAGGCCGGGAGGCCAAAGGAAGAGAAAAACCGATGCAGCGCGGCGGCTTTTGTCATACCGGCAGCTCCCATTCCTCCGCTGTCACCTGCGAAAACTGGAACGTAGCCCGTTTTGGCGTCTGCACATCGTCCCCGTCGCTGGTGACGCGGAAAACCTTGCCGTCCGACAGGCGGCGGAAGACATCGTGATATTCCAGTTTGGCGTTCGGCTCGCAGGTCACGGTGTACAGGCTGGTGACGCCCTGCTTCTCCGCCGTGCGGGCCTGCATGGAGGTGTCGCAGACCACGGCGGCCTTGAACTCCGCCCCATCCGCCCAGCTGGTGATAAAACCGCCCTCGCCGTCCGGGACGCGCTTTTTCTCAATCAGTTGGCAGGGCTCCATGTACTCTTGTAAAAGGCTCATTCTGTCGATACCTCCAATTTTCCGCTCATCAATTCCGGCAGCATAGCGTCCCGCAATTCTGCTAGTAGACGATTTTGTTCTTGGTTCAAATAGAAAATATGCTGTTTCCACATCGGGAGAAAGAAACTGATAAGACTGGATAAAATCTCCTTGTCCTGATTGTCAACTCTGAACTCATTTTTGTTTTTGGAAAGCGTAATATAGCGTCTGCTTTCATAATGACCGCCCAGAAGTTGAAATATTTTGTCAATCCCTGCATCGTCTGACTGCTTTTCCAGTTCAGCAACCTCGTACAGCCCGATTGCTTTTGCAAGCGTTTCGTTGCAGGTGATTTTGATAACGCTCCGCTCTCTGGAAACGCGGTTGATGTCCGCCATAATGTCAGCATAGGGGCGGTGTTGAGTTTCCCGCTCTTGAAGCGCTATGTACCTTGACGGGACGATGTTGTAGTCGTTCTTTGCGATTTCCTCAATATTGACTTCCTGCGAAAACTCCGCCACGCTATCACAGTCACCGCATATAGTGGCAATCACATCATCCGGCAGAACATTGACCGTCTTGTGGTATGTCCTGTTTTCGTGGGGCGCTCCGCCAAACTGCCCGTTTTGGTCGCGCTGTTCCTGCACCGCTTTTCTGCGGCAGTCGTAAAACTTCACGGACTTATTGCCGCAGGAAAACACAATTACACAGGTTGGAATGCTGGTAGCCTCGAACATCTTATCCGGCAGCGAAATCACACGCTCCACCATTCCGGCGTTCATCAGATACTCCCGAATTTCTTTTTCCGACTCACTGGACAACACGCCACACGGTAAAACAAAGGCGCACCGCCCGTCAGGCTTCATGCGGTGTAGAGCCGTCAGGACAAAGGCAAAGTTTGCGTTGGAAGCTGAAGGAATTGGTTTCCCTTGGAAGCGCCTGTCTGCCAGCATGGGCGCAGGCGCTTCCCACTTCATGTTGTATGGCGGGTTTGAAATGACTTCATCGGCCAGAATATCGGGGGCTTGCTGGATTTCCTCAATTTCAGAAAATCGAGAATCAGGGGCCAATTTATAAACCTTTGCAAATTCCAGCGTCAGAGCGTTTCTGTTCAGCACATAGCCGCCCATGTTCCGAACCACCATATTGAACAGCAGCAACGGAATTACCCGTTCGTCCAGTTCCTCACAGATGAAGGTCTTGTTTGGGTCCTGTACCCATTTCTGGATAGTCAGCGCACCACTTCCGGCGCATAGGTCATAAACAATGGTTCCGCCCGTATCGGTTGCGACAGCACACAGTTTGGCAATATTCTTCGGCGTGTAGTCCTGCATCTTTTCTTTGCGGTCGGCGTAGTAGTATTGAAAAATTTTTTGCAGTTCATCTGTTTGCAAATCGCCGCCCACCATGTCAACATAGGAGGAAAAGATGCTGTCCTTTTCTGGGGACATTAATATCCTTAGCACCGCATCTGGCAAGTCGCCGTCTGCGCCTATCAGAGTTTGAAACGCTTTTGTCAACGCGGACAGTTCCATCAAATCTCCCTCAACTTTCTGTATGGGTTC